ATCAAACGTTGCGTTTATGCAGCATCCGATCCTAAATCAGGGGCGCTAGGCTCACTTTACCGTCTGCATGATGATGAGCGCCTTAATCACAGCTTCCAGGTAAGCACTGGTGTTTTAGAATCGGAAGCGCGCGCTCTGCTCCAAAACTTTTTTAGCAATTTGCGAAAGGTTCGTTTATGACGCGACCAGAACGAGACTCGCAATTTTCCACGTTGCGCGACCTTTTGCCCGGTCATTTGACGGAATACTTGCAGCAAGCTGGCCAAGTAGCGCAGCAAAATGAACGGGCGGAAACCAGCCAGCAATCTAAGGCAATCCAGTCGTCGTCAAACGCTCCGTTGACCACAACGCGCTATGCCTTTTCGGACAATCAGGAGGATTCTGAACCCCGACCAGAGCGCCTAAAAAGCGTCAGGCGCATGGACAATATCGACGTGCTCTCGATTTTGGGTATTGTGCTGCTGGGGATTTTTGCCCTATTGGGTGTAACGCTGGAATGGCAGCGGGAATTCCTGGTATTTTGCCTCATCGCACTGGCAGGGCTTGCCATTGGCTATGCCATCAGCAACGCGAAGCGCCGCCCCGACCACCTGCGCGCCGTCGAATCTGACCGTATCACGCGCACTGCGAACGAGGCGCTTAGCTATATGGGAGAAGGACTTACCCCAGAGAACGCGCAAGCCGTGTGCGAGCTCATTTTGGCGGCAAGCCCTAGTGCTGTTGCTGTTGCCATGACCGATGATAAGCAGGTGCTGGGCTTTGCGGGCCGCGGCGCTGACCATCATACGCCCGGCAGACCGATCGCGACAAAGGCCACTCGGGTTGCGATTCAGTCCAGCGAAACGGTTGTGTTGAACTCGAAAGTTGCGATTGGTTGCACAGATCCGCGCTGTCCTCTGCGCGCAGCGATTGTGGTGCCACTGGTCATCGGCTCGCAGGCGATTGGTACGCTGAAGTACTATTACATGCGTGAAGGTGCGCTGAATGAGACGGAACTAGTTTCTGCAGAGGGACTTGCGCGTTTGCTTTCAACCCAGTTGATTATTCACGAGTTGGAAAATCAGGCAGCCCTTGCGACTGAACTCGAGCTAAAGGCTTTGCAGGCACAAATCAACCCCCACTTTTTGTTTAACACCATTAATACCATCAGTGCCTATATTCGTACTGACGCTGAAAAAGCACGTCATCTGTTGCGCCAGTTTGCAGGTTTTTATCGTCGCACCCTAGAACATGGTGACCGCCCTATTACATTAGGGCTAGAGTTGGAATTTCTGAAGCAATATTTTGAACTAGAAAAGGCGCGTTTTGGCGAGCAGGTTAATCTGTTGGTAGAAATTGATCCAGCAGCTATGGATTTGCCTATGCCATCATTTATGCTGCAGCCGCTGGTCGAGAACTCTATTGAACATGGCATGAAAGATGACGGCAGCATTTTGAACGTGCAGGTTAGCGTTGAGCCATTTGAGGATGAAGAAACATGGCTGGTCACTGTTAGTGACGACGGTGTTGGCATGACCGAAGAGGAAAAGCCTGACGACTTTATCGCATATGAAAAGCCTAAGGCAGGTGGCTTAGGCATTGCCTTAACCAACGTATCTGATCGCTTGCGCGGCTTCTACGGTTTTGAAACAGGATTAATGATTGACAGCGATTTAGGGGTAGGAACAGAAGTCAGCTTCTTTATTCGCGACCCAGCTAAACGTATTAGCGTCTAAGTTTTGCTCTCTAAGAAAGCGTGTCTCTATGCTATACTCACTTTCGCACGCGGAGGATTGCCCGAGTATGGCTGAAGGGGCACGATTGGAAATCGTGTGTGCCGTTTGAAGCGGTACCTAGGGTTCAAATCCCTAATCCTCCGCCATCTGACCTGCGGTTTTGTTAACTTCGACCCATTTTCGACACACTTTTTTAGAAAATTGCATCAGCTACAATACTGGAGTTGACTCGTCCAGCCTCTCTTACAAGGTCAATATAAGTATTCGTAATATAGCTATTTGAATGACCCATTGCGTACGCAACATCTGCTGTGGTTGCACCATTTTTTAACATCTCTGTCGCAAAGTAGTGACGAAAATTTTTTACGGGATAATAGGGAATTTCACTATCTGCCATAATCCGCAGGTATGCTCTGTAGACCTGAATACCTGTAGCGCGCTTGCCCTCATAGGTGACAATCGCGCCCTTAACGTCAGGCAGTCTCTCTATGATGCTGTGACTGACTTTTACAATACGTTCACTCCCCGCAGTTTTCATTTCACTGGACAGTTCAAACGTGGCTCCATTTGTGCGCCGAAAAGTTTGATTAAGCGTGATTAGCTGATTTTCGCGATCTACTTGCTCCCCGTCCAACCCGCAAGCCTCTGACACTCTAGCACCACATCCAATCATGATGTAGATAGCAGGAGCGAACCACTGACCTTCAATGAGTTCTATGATGTCGCGCATTTCTTCTGCAGTGTTGCACTTGCGCTGCGTGCGTTTTGACGGCACAGACGGCGTAGGAATATCTACAATGGGAGATGACGCAACCACCTTCCAGGACACCGCACGATTAAACAGCAGCCGCAGCAACGAATGAATTTTCTTTTGCATTGACGGTGATGGAGCAGCGTAGATGCAAAGCTCGCAGCTCTGCACTGAGATTTTCTTTAGATGTTTTGTTCCTAAGTAGGGCTTGACGTAGCAAGAGTACTGATATGAATACGTTTCAAGTGTGATGGGCTCAACCTTCTTTTCCATAAAGGCGCAAAAATCATCCCAAAACTCATCGAGCGTAATGCTAGAGCTCTGCGCTGCTTTAGGGCTGCGATACATCTTTGCACGCGCTTCACGGGCTTCATGTAGTGTGCCGTGAACAATGCGCTTGAACTGGCCGCGTGAGCCGTCTGTGCGAAATCCTGCATCGCCGCGTATCTCGTACTTTTTTGGTGCGAGTTTATAGATGCCTTTTTCTATCTTTTGGGGCATGTGTTTGTACCGATGTTTAGCTTGCTTGCGCGCGCATCTCTTTAGATATCCTGTACTGTTCAGCATCGGGAGTACGGGTAAAGTCAACTGTCTTATCGTAATTCTCCGTGATTACCCTCTCGATATCATCAATGGTGGTACTAAAGAATTCGCGTCGTTCATTAACTCTGTTTATTCGTCCACTTTCAAACTCTCTATGAAGTGCTGCCTCAAGTCCGGGAGCATCATCGGTAAATACTAAAGCGTGAACATCAAAGTTGAAAGGCACAGATGCACCGCTGAGTTCTTTAATTCGGTCTTCTGGTTCGAGGCGGCGGGTCATGCCAATTTTGAATACGTTTTCTCCAAATGCACCAATATTTGAAATGACATAGACGAATCCGGCACGCTTATTTGCCTCGCGATAGTCAACCTCTTCAATTCCTTTATTGATACTTCCAAGTTCAGATTCAAGTTCCTTTTTCTTTTCAAGTAGATCTGTGTTGTCAGGTTCGTTTTCAAGCTTCTTGTTGATGTCTTTTAGGGATGCCTGATATTTCTTCTGCTCTTTCTCAAGCGCCTTCTTCCTTGCTTCGATTTCTTTTTGAACGGCTCTTTCTTCGCGCTCTAAGGCACGCGCTTCTCGCAGGGCCTCTTTTTCTTGTTGCTTTGCCTGGGCATATTCAAAGGCAAGATAAGCTTCCTGCTCTTTAAGTTGTACATATGATTGCGGGATAGAGATACCCATCGTTGCCCCAAGCTTTGATATCGCATCTGCTGATTTCTTAATTCTCTCAATAGAGCGCTCAATGTTTGAGTGCTTAACCTTTGAAACAATATCGTCGCATTCGCCGTTAAATGCACGAACCAGAAGTCGTGTAATCTGACCAACCATTTTTCTGCCCTGAGCATTACTTCCGTTAACTGTCCAGTTCGTGTTTTTTGCATCTTGATTAATGAATTTGATTTGTGCTTTCTGCTCTGCTCTAACAGACTTAAGTCTGTCCTTGTACATCGTTGAGCAAGCAAAGCCATACCTTGGCTCATAAAGCCCAAATTCTTGCACGAGCAACTCTTCATCAAGTGTCACTAATTCTTTTTTGCGAGTTTCAACCTCGCGACCAGCTTCTGCGAGTTCATCATTCTTCTGTGCGATTGATGCGTCTAAGTTATTAACGGCTGCCGTTTTTTGTTGAATGCGTTCAGTCAAGGTTAGCGATGATTGTTGTTCTGCTGAAAGACTACTCTTTAATGCCTCTAGCTCTTCCTTGTACTTCTTTGTTTTCCCGAACGGCATAGCGATCCCTCTCTAGTCATGTTTCCACGGTACGATAAAGTCAAACGGCAGAGTACACCAAATAACCTTTCCGCGAACCTCTATGTTTGTGCAGCCTTCATCGCTGCACCTTATCAACTCTGTCTCATGTGTGGGGTCTGTGCTGTCAGGGATTAGCTCTATCCCATGAGTTAGTAACCTCACACGCTTTATCACTCCATCTGCGCCATCAGCACACACCAGAGCAATGTCACCTGTCTTCACTTCTGCGCCGAAATCAACTAACGCCATTGAACCATCAGGAAGCACTCTATCCATGCTTGTGCCATTCACTTTGACGAGTTTTGCATTTGGGTAGGCTTTGCCCATCGCGATTGGTACAGGGTGCGTTATGCCTTCTACTGCAAGTTCATCAATGGGTATCCCTGCTGACACTACAGAGACTACTTGCATATCCATGAATTCAGGGTCTACTCCACGTATCCGCCCATCTCTGAGAGCCATAGGGTCTAAGTGTAGTGCCTTGCAAATTGGTATGACTACATTTATTGAACTTCCGCCAAAGCCTTTGCGGAGCACTGTATAAATTGATTGCTCGGGGATTTCTATTTCACGGGCGAATTTCGGGATGCTCCCGTACAAGTCCTTGATTCGTTCCCTTACAAAATCTTCTGTGCTACTCATTCTCTTTCTTTCTAAATAATCCATGTTTCTTCTTATTTAACAGTATAAAACTTTATTTAGATTTTTCTAAAAATTATTTGACTGAATAAGAATCTTCATGTATTATTTGTTCAACTAAGAAATTGGTCGAAGTTATTTAGCACCATAAACGACAGAGAGGACCGCATGAAAGCAGTAACCTATCCAAATCTTCGGGCTGAGATGCGGCGTTACGGAATTAGGCAGAAAGATATTGCCGATACGTTAGGCCTCGCAACAGAGACAGTCAATCAGAAGATGGGCGGCAAGTATCCATTTACAAGCGATGAAATGACAGAAATAAAGCTAGTCCATTTCCCAAAGCTTGACATCGAGTACCTTTCAACCAAAAAACTCGCAGACGAACCCACCACCACAGAGCAGGTGGGGTTGTGAAGCCCATGACATATTTTCAGTTTATGGCTGGCGGATTGGTTTTGCTAGACATAGCTGGTCTTGTTGACTGGCCACCTTTTTTGGCAATTGGCATAGCCTGCTTAGTTCTTGCGGTTGACGCAGTTCTTGATGTTTTTATGGGAAAACAAAATGACTAAACGCCTAGACGAACGCATGCTGTACACGCGCGATGAAATGGCGTATGCGCTGCGTATATCAGCTACCGACATAGACAAGCTGCGCAATCTGGGCGTATTCCCTGTCTATGGTCACAACTCAACTGACAAGTACGACCCAATCGAGTGTCTGCGTATCTACAAGGACATGAACAGAAAGGTAATCGGATGAGCAAATACGTAGCATTCGCACTGCGCACCTGTAAGTCAGACATGACAGCACACGGTGGCTTCAAGTGGCCAAAGCGTGGTCGCGTTGAAGCACCCGATTGGAACCCAGAGTTAATCTGTGGTTACGGGCTTCACGGACTGCTGCACGGTGTTGGTAATGCAAGTGACCTCTATGTGCATGATGAAGATGAAAGTCAACTCAACTATCTTGTGGTCGGGCTTACTCAAGATGACTTCGATGCCGTTGTTGACTTGAACGGCAAGGTAAAGTTTCCAGGCTGCAATGTCTTATTCGTCGGTAGTCGTGATGATGCTGTCAAATATATCCAAAAGAAAAACGCCAAAGAATATCCAGTCGTTTACGGTACAGCCACAGCAGGTGACGACGGTACAGCCACAGCAGGTGACGACGGTACAGCCACAGCAGGTAATCGCGGTACAGCCACAGCAGGTAATCGCGGTACAGCCACAGCAGGATGGCGCGGTACAGCCACAGCAGGTCGTGGAGGCGCATTAATCATCGAGTATTGGTGTGAGGAAGAAAGTCTCTACAAGAAAAAGATAGCCCTAGTGGGCGAAAACTCAATCCTTGCTGATACACCATACAGGCTAGATAAAAACAAGGAATTTATGGTAGCTGAGAGCGATGAAAAGGCATCTGAATAATGGCTAAATACGAAGATGGCTATCTCAGCGTGCCGAAACTGGCAAAACGTGCAGACCTTGCACCTCAGATCATACGTGATTTCCTTGCCCTCGAAACAGACCCATTACCCAATCTTATAGTTGGCTCTCAGCCAAAGATTTTATGGTCCACCTTCGTCGAATGGGCAGAGCGCAACTTTGGACTTAATGGCACTCGCAGGGGAACTATCGACACAAGGAAGGGCAAGTAATGAGCATCGTCAGAAAGCGCAACATCCACCTAGACAGCCTCCACGCAGAAGCAGAGCGTCAATGCAAGCGCGATGACCGTGTTGCAGAGCGCAAGAGGCAGGTAATTATCCAATGGCTAATACTTGCGGCGTTCTTTGTGGTGGGCATTGGCATCATCACATTTGCAAGTTGCGCAAGCCGTCCTGATATCGATGTAGAAGCAAGCGCTGCGTTCATGTCAGACCTTGCAAAGTGGACAGAGCAGCGAAACATCGCAGTGCCGGGCATGGAGGTTTACAGATGACACAGGGAACACTGTTTGATCCAGGCATCACAGACGAACTTATACGCGAACTTGATGAATGGATTGGTAGGAATCGTGAGCCCTATCAGTGGATGCGCAGCGAATGGGTCAAGGATGCCCGAAACGGTCACGTCTCAATGAGGCAAATATGGGTAGCCGCAAGTCGAAAATTCGGGGGGCAAACTAATCCAGTCTGGGGTCATGTCTACAGATTCAAGAATGGACTGTGCAGACCAATGGCACTTCACTTTCACAGTGAGTATCCAGACCTTGTAGAGGCATCAACATCAAAGAAGGGGCAAGAATACGCCGATGTCAGCAACCCTGCGTATGGCTAGTACATCGACCAGTGAGCACAGTTAGTTCTCGCCATCACGGTCTGTGCTTGCTAGTCGGTGTATGAGGGTACACCGTGAAAAGGGCAATGACATGTTCTAAGAAGTGGATGTTATTGCAAAAAAAGAGCCCCTGCTCAAAAAGGGCAGGGGTTCCAAATCCACAGAAAGGATACACGATATGACACACGACAGTCAAGGACTCACTCAACTTGAGGTTGAAGAAATGGACAAAGATGAGCAGGCGGCAAACCGTCTCTACAACATCTTAGAGCGCCTCGATGTTTATGACATTGAGTTCATTTTGAAGATGGGCGTAACGGCCATTGAGGGTCAGGCAGACGCAATCAGAAAGGCGTGGGAAAAGACCGCTGGGATGCCGCTAGATGAACTCCGAGAGGGCCAAACAAAGCAGGGTATCAAGCTTAATGAGGTTCTTAAGGCATGGCACGAAGCGGTGCGCCTTGAAGACAGCGGTCAAGAACGCCTGCCGCTTGACGATAGCACAGATGGCGATTCTGACAACGAAACTACCGATTCTGACAACGTAGATGATTCGCTTGACAACGATGTAGAGCAGGTCGATTAATGAGTGAACAGATGAAGCTTAAGCCCTGCCCGTTTTGCGGATGCGAGAATCCAAAAATAACAACATCAGACAATGGCAATAATCGTGGAATGTATCGGATTTTTTGCTCTAAAGAGTTCCAAGGCTGCGGAATACCTCAAGTGCAGTCAGGCACAGATATTTTTGAACTATTGCAGAAATGGAACACGAGGGTATGTGAGTGCCAATGAGCGAGCTTGCAATCATCCAAAAGACAGAAACAAGCCCAGAGATTCGCTATGTACAGCCAGCAGAAATCGTCATTGTGGGCTACGACGATATCGTCAAGGCAATCGGAGCAGACCTAGCGCGCTATTTCCCAGACGGCATTGATAAGCATATCAGTGAAGAAGATATCTCAAAACTTTCACGTGACGATATCAAAGTGCTCAAGAATATGCGAACCTCACTTAATAAGAAGAAAACATCCATCGACCAAAAGCGCAAAGATGTTAAAAACGCAATCCTAGAACCAGTTAAGCCGTTCGAGATTGAAATGAATGCTTTGCGCGATACCTATGTTGATGCTGCAAAAGTTCTGGGTGATGTTGTCGAGCGTGCTGAAAGCATCCAAAAAGCAGAACTGCGTCAAAGGCTGGTAGATCACTGGGAGGGTTCTTCCATCATTGCATTTGGAATCAGCTTTGAAGCCATTGAAGACCCCAAGTGGCTCAATGCCTCATTCGGTGAGAAGAAAGCCACAGCAGCCATTGATGAGCGCATCGCTCAAATCGCAGGTGACTTTGAAGCCATCGAAGAAATGGCAAACGCAGATGACATCCGTGCAGTCTATGTCAGAACACTTAACCTGTCTGAATCTATTGCAGAGGTTAAGCGTCGCATGGAAGAGGCTGCACGTGCTGCTGCGATTCAAGCAGAGCGTAATGCCATCATCGCAGAGCGTGAGGCACAACAAGCAGCAGAGAAGCCAGCAGAGCCTGTTCCAGCACCACAGCCAGCACAGGCAGAACAGCCTATGCCACATGAGCACAGCGGATTTACACTGCGCTTTGAGGGGCTGGTATCAGACCTCGACAAGTTCAAGGTTGAGTTCAAGGCACTCGCAGAAAAGCGCAACATCACAGTCATTCAAAAGGAGAAGTGCACATGTCAGAAATAGTAGCGCAGTCACAGCAAATAACACACACAAATTGGGTATCAGCTGCTGAACTTTCAGCGCAAGTCCAGCAAGTTCAGCAAGTCATGGCAGCCGTAATGAAAGACAAAGAGCACTATGGCACTATTCCAGGATGTGGTGACAAGCCCACGCTTCTACAACCTGGTGCTCAAGTTCTTGCTTTGTCTTTTAAGTTGGCTCCACGCTATGAGATTACTGAAAGGGCCCTACCGGGGGACCACCGTGAATATTCTGTTAATACAACACTAATTTCACGAGACACAGGACAGGTTGTAGGCGCAGGTGTTGGACTTTGTTCAACGATGGAAAGCAAGTATCGCTGGCGCAAAGATTCAAACTATGAAATCTTAAACGATCCTATCCCAGATGACTACTGGAAGAATAAGGGCAAATATAAAAATGCTGCCCTAGGTGCAAAAAAGATAGATGGAACATGGCACTGGGTAAAGTATGGCAGCTCTGAAAAGGTTGAGAATCCTGACATCGCTGATACCTACAACACGGTGCTTAAGATGGCAAAGAAGCGCAGCTTTGTTGATGCAGTGCTTAATACCACCGCTGCTAGCGACATGTTTACGCAAGATATTGAAGATTTGCCACTTGCTGGTTCAAATAATGACACGCCCGTGTCTGCCCCCGTCATTCTTGCAACCGATACACAGATAAACGAGTTCAGTGTCGCTCTAGGCGAATCCTCGCTGTCACAAGACGTTGTAGAGGCAAAGGTCGCAGAATTCACGCGCCTGTCGACTGAGGCAGCACAGGAAGCCTTAGATAAGGTCAAAGCGCAACTAGCTGCGTCAAAGTCCACCACGCAAGAAGCACCTCAAGATGCAGCCCCCAACATGACAGATGAAGAAGCAAAGTATCACGAGAATTTGCAAAACCTCCCGGACATGGAATTTTAGGGAGCGTTGATGAAAGAGTTCCACTTCATAATCGACGGTAGGCTACCAGGACTTAACGAACTGGTAGCCGCCAACCGCAAACACAAAAATGCTGGCGGGCGGCAAAAAGCAGAGTTCACAAACATGATTGAGTGGGCAATAAGGCTTGCTGGCTGGAAGAGCTCACACAAGCCCCTAAGCCCCGCACAGGTCATGTTTGAGTTCTATGAGCCGACCAACAGGCGTGACCCCGACAACATCGAATCAGCGGCTAAGAAGTTCATCCTAGATGCGATGGTCAAGTCAGGGGTCATCATGGGTGACTGCCAAAAGCACCTACATATGCCAGAGCCTTTCATAGCGGCATTTTTCGTCGATGAGAAGAACCCACGTATTGAAGTTTCTGTTAGAGAGGTTGATTAATGGCTAGACCGCGCAAGAAAAGCATCGACTGGTACCGCATGGATTCATCTTGGCGCAACGACAAAAAGATGAAACTTTTAATGGCTCGACATGGTCGTTTGGGTGTTGCTCTGTATCAAGATATTGTTACTGAATGCTACCGAGATGAAGGCTACTTTTTTGTAGCAGACACTGCAGGTATTGATCTGTTATTGCTCGAATATGGGCATAGCGCATTAGATGCTAGAGCAATAATTGAAAGCTGTTTAGAGCTTAATTTATTCGACGGAAATACTTACAAAAAGCATGCTGTTTTAACGTCAAAAAGGATTCAAGAAGAGTATTCCTTTGCTAAGACAAATAACAGGGCTCATAACAGTTTACTCATGAGTGACTCACTCTATAACCTCTCCGAAACTATAGTTTGCGAGGGGGAAAACTATAGTTATGGCAATGAACCTAATGAGGAAACCCCAGTTATCCCCCAAGATTGCGTTCTACCTACCAACCTACCTAACCATACCAACCTAACCAACCAAGAGAGTATACGCGCGAGGACGCGCTTCACACCACCATCGGTCGATGAAGTTGAAGAGTATCGCAAGGAGCGCAAAAGCACTATCGACCCTCATCGCTTTGTCGATTTCTACGCCTCAAAAAATTGGATGGTTGGCAAAAACAAAATGAAAGACTGGAAGGCTGCATTTCGCGGATGGGAAAGCCGCAAGCAACAACCTACAAACTTTGTGTCCGACACTGTCACAGATGACTATATTCAAAAACTTAAGGAGTACGAATAATGGAATCATATCTTGAAATGGAGCAGCGGCTTAATGCGGCGAACAGGGAGCTTGAGAACTCACGGAGACGCTGGGGGTCCAACATCGGTAGGCGATACGCCAATGCATCGCTTGAGGAATGCACATCAAAAGCTCTGACTGACTACGCACTTAATATTTCTGACAATGTGGAAAAGGGAAATGGGCTCTACATTTTCGGTGATAAGGGCGTTGGGAAAACTTATCTTGCAGCAGCGATTGCTAACACGGCACTTGAGCAAGAAAAAAGTGTAAAGTTCACAAGCGCAGCTGAGATACTACTTGCTGTCAAAGCATCTTTTTCAAGTAAGCAATCTGAAAAAGGAAGCATGCAAGAATATCTGACTACAAACGTTTTATTCCTTGACGATTTTGGCGTAGAAAAGTTTATGAAAGATAATGAAGATACCTGGTCTCAAGAGCGTATCATCTACCTCGTAAATTATCGCTACAACAACTTGCTGCCTATCATCTTCACTTCAAACTATTCACTAGCTGACCTCGCTTCAAAGCGAGGGGTGTCAGGTCGCATAATAGACCGCATTCGTGAGACTTGTGATGTTGTGAAAATTGAGGGTAAGAGTTGGCGTGATAAGTCATGAACGTAGCTCTCGTAGATGTGGACAGTCACAATATGCCTAATCTTGCGCTCATGAAGCTGTCAACGCACCACAAACAGAAAGGGCACTCAGTTAAGCTGTTCGACCCGCTGTTTGATGTGCCTGACTTAGTTTACGGCTCAAAAGTGTTTGACTTCACGCCTGATTACGATTACTACCCTGACTGTGAAATCATACGTGGTGGTACGGGTTACGACCTCACAGCAAAGCTACCCTGTGACGATACTACAAGCCCTGATTACGGCTTGTATCCTCAGTTCGACTACGCCACTAGGGCGCATCACTCGCGGCTGTCCTCGGGCTTGTGACTGGTGCATGGTGTCTGAGCAAGACGGCACAAGGGTACACCAGGTCGCAGAGCTGTCAGATTTTGTCGGGTGGCGACACGAATCTGTGCGCTTGTTAGACGACAACATTATGGCAAAGTCAGACGTGTTCATTGCGACCTGTGAGCAGCTTGCTAAGTTGGGATTGAAAGTGTCATTTGACGCACTCGATATTCGACTTGTGACAGATGAAACAGCAGAAGCACTTGCACTGACAACGCCTGTAACCTCGTACCGTTTTGCCTTCGACTGCATTAGCTATGAAGCCGATGTTGTTCGTGGCATTGAGCTACTGAGCAAAGTGGGAATCAAGCCCTGGCGATTGCTGTTCTATGTGCTTATCGGACACAACTCCACAGAAGATGACGACCTACACCGCGTAGAGCTTCTGCGCCGTTTAGGGGCTAACCCCTTCGCATCTCCGATTAACAAGACCGATCCCTACCAAAAGCGGTTCGCGCGATGGGTGAATCACAAGGCAATCTTCAAGTCAGTTCCTTGGAAGGACTACCGATGAGTAAATACGGATATACACAACACCACGAACCAAAGTTGTGCGCAATATGTGGGTCAAACCAGCGCGTTGAGCAGGCACATATCACAGCCAAAGGCTTTGGCGGACGTGGGAAGAAAGCACCTGCAGGCGCACACGACACAATCCCGCTCTGTGCTGGTACAGGGGGCAACACCGATAATCGCAGCTGCCATCACCTGCAGGAATACGGTCACATCCGAGTACGCATTGAAGATGGCAACTACATCGTGCATATGAATCCGCATGCGGTGCGCACGCTGTCAGAGAAGATAGGCATTGACCACTTAGAGGTCGAAAAGACTTACACGGTTCCTGTGGGGTCTGAATGGGCTTTGGTGCAGATATGAAGGTGCTGGAACTCTTTAGCGGAACCAGATCTATTGGAAAAGCCTTTGAAGCAGCTGGACATGAAGTGTTTTCCATCGACTTCGATACTCAGTTTGAAGCAGACGCTCACGTAGATATCTACACGCTAGATAGGCGTGCAGTCTTAGAGCTTACAGGGTGGCTGCCCGATGTTGTGTGGGCATCACCTGATTGCTCAAGTTACTCCGTTGCGGCTTTAAGTCATCACAGAATCAAAGTTAACTCACGTTTCATGCCAAAGTCTGAAAGGGCTGCGCGCATGGACGCTGGAAACGCTTATCTGATTGAGCATCTACTACCTGAGATAACACCTGTGTTTCTGATAGAAAACCCTCGCGGAATCATGAGACACAAGCACTTTGTAAAGGGGCTCCATCGCCACACTGTCACTTACTGTCAGTACGGGGATAGCTCCATGAAGCCTACAGATATTTTCACGAATGTATATCTGCCTTATCCATTCAAGCCAGCATGTAGTGCTGGTGGGGCATGTCACATTCCAAGCAAAAAAGGAGCAACCATCAAGGGTAGTACACAGTGGCGCAGCAAGAAAGACAGAGGGCGCATACCGCAAGAACTGTGCGAGGAAATCGTTGATATGTGCGAAAAAATTAAGGAGAACAGATCATGAAAGCATGTTACACAGCATGGGCGCGCGAACAGTTTGATGCTTTGCCGATTCGCAAGTTTAATGAAGTTACAAAGTGCGAATCGTTAGATGTTGCTGTATCAAGCCTAGAGGTATTTGGGAGGGTTGAGAGATGACTGTAAGTGAGAAATCATTAGATGAACTTTTAGATGACCTGAGTACACCAGTGAAGTCGTTTGTCCTTACTGCGGCTATGAGCATGGCGATTCTTGGGAAATGCACTCAGATAGCAACGACTTCTATACTGAATGCTCAAACTGCGGATGGACTATGCGCGTTGAGCGCTGCATCACAGTTGACTATACAACCAAGCAGCTTGAAAAGACTGCCCATATCGACAAAAGACACAATTTTGGACATGACACCTATTGGTGCAGTCAGTGTCTTCTCAGGTTGGAACCAGACAGTAAAACATGCCCTCAGTGTGATGCTGAGTTTGTAGAGAGTGGTGATAGTGATGGCTAAGGTGTGCCCGTTTATGGTGCTGCGGTATGTTAATCGTGAACCTGCAGACCCGAAAAACAAGTGTGTCGAGCACAGGTGTGCATGGTGGTGCGAAGTCCGCAAATGTTGTGGCGTAATGAGCGGTGAGCGCAATGTGTATGTAGCGCAGGGCGGTGATTCGCAATGACTGAAAGTTACCAGCAAGTTAAAAGTCCGCAGCGTATAACATGTGACGACGGCGCAAACAACCCCAGTTTGGAAGTTGCCAGCAAGTTAAAGCCCTGCCCATTTTGTGGTGGCAGAGCCTATACAGACTCAATCTTGCGCAAGGTTCAAATGATTCTGTGTGATGATTGCGGTGCAACTTGCAGCTTCTATGGCAGCGAGACTGTAAACAAGGCATTCAAAGCATGGAACAAAAGGGTGGGCGAGCAAAAATGAGCGCATACAACAAATGCCCCATAGGTTGCACATGCCACATCTGTGTGCCTGTCGCGCCACGCAAGCCCACCAACTTCGAGCGCATCACTGAGAGTCCTGAAGCGTTGGCTAAGTGGGCAGTGGGATACGGTAAGGAACCGTGTCACTACTGCGACCACTACGAGACAGATGATTGTGACAACAACGACGGCTGCACGCATATCGTTGGTGCTGACAGTTGCCTGTACGGACTTGAGTCACACCTAAAGAGTGAGGTTGACGATGCTTAGTGAAAAAGCAATGCGCTGTCATGCGTGCGAAAACGTGCCTGACTGCAATAATCCACCGAATAGTGAGTGCGGTGGTGACATTCAAGAGTATTTAGGTGGCGTGAAAAGATGGGCAATAGAGACCGCAACGATACCTGCTGAGATATTTGAGAGTGAGGTTGAAGATAGTGTTTGATTTATTTAACACTTCAGGCCGCCATTCAGAACGCCTAGATAGACTAGCCGAGAACAGTCATCGACGCAGCATGGAGAGCCGCCAGCAAATGCTGGAGCTGTACAAAGTGGGCAATGAGAACAAGAACCGAGTACGCATCATCGAGCTTGAGCAGCGCTTAGACCGTGTAGAGAAGTGGATCGGACTGCAGGCAGATGATCTGACTAGGAGGGTATCGAGAGATGTTGTTGAAACTGGACCTGACAGGCGATGTGAGCGTGAACCTTACCGCTGCGTGTACTGTGGTGAGTGTGGCTCCTTTAACAACAAGGAAGGAACTGACTGATGACAATACCTGAAAGTGTGAAGATAGGCGGCATAAGGTACAAGGTTGAAGTAGTTGATGCCTTAGACGTAGAGAATGCTGACCTTGTTGGGAGCATCGACTATCGCAAGCAAAGAATTCAGCTTAGGGCAGGGATGGGCAGTGACATTACAGCGCAAACGCTTTGGCACGAAATCCTGCACGCCATCTTTGTGAATCTAGGCTTTGACCAAGACGAAACAAGAATCGAACAATTTGCAGCAGTGCTTAATGCCTTAGTGGTTGATAACCCCGAGATGTTTGAAAAAAGAGCGGCCCTGCCTGCTGGACTTAACGGCGAAGAAGCCGCTCAAGCTATTGCTCAAGCCTCAATGAATATTTATGGGGACAAAAGTGCTTAGTAGAGAATGGATTCAGATTGTCGCTGATCGTGAGGGCTACACGCGCGGATATGTTTCGCAGGTGTATGAAATGTATAGGTCTGACCTAAATGCCATCAAGCTTGTTGAATGTCACCTTAGGCATGACAGTGCAAGCAACCGAGCAGAAAAAATGAGAAGGAGGCTGGCAGACATTTTTCATGACGCAGGGTTTACCTGTGTTGCTGACTGGCTGTCAGGATGGCATGACGATGATGTGCTATGCCCAAATTGCAATGGCTTGATAGATTTTAACTTTATGTGCCTTCGATGGGAGTGTGACACTTGCCCTTATAGGGAAACAGAAAGGGATACGTATAAAGCCCTTTGACAAATGAAAGGAAATGATAATGGACATACCAGCGTTTATTGAATTTGCCGGAGTAAATGAAGAGCGTCTACTGATTAATGTTAAGAAGATTATCGGATGTCTCGAATCTGGAGACGGCACACTTATCTACTGTGGCACTGAAGACCCTGCGTATACATCGGAATCGTACTACACTGTACGCGAAAAGCTGAAAAGTGTGTTTGATTAAAAAAGAAAAGACGGCCATCACTGACCGCCCCTCAATCCACCTAAATGCTAACACATGAAGGAGGCAATCAGTGTCAGACGTTAGACAGAGGTTGATGAAGTACCAGCGTATCATCCAGCGCATCAAGTTCAACGAGCGTCAAATAGAGTCACTCTCAGAGGGTCTAGCACTACCAGCAACGACCAATGTAAGTGACACCCCTGTACAGGGCGGACAGCAGGGAGACAGGCTTCCTATCAAGTTGCAGCAGATAGAGGATTTAAGGGCAGAGATAGCAAACTGTGAGGAACTAAGGGATGGCTGGCACAAAGAACTTTGGGATATCGTAGGGTCGCTGCCCTCAGAGTTCGAGATTTGTGTAGTGCGTTCATATTACTTTTGGCTGCTGGATAGGGAACAGGTGGCAGAGCAGCTATTTGGGGATCGTGACGACTTTAAAGTTAACCGTAATGGCTACCTAAGAAGAATCACGAAACTTCACGGTGATGCCATGAGGAACCTGCAGGCGTGTAATACTCAGCCAATGAGGTTAGATGTTTGATTGTCAAGGTACTTTCAGGTACCAAAAGGTACCTAAATGTTCCAATAGGTGCCAAAGGTGCTCTACTTCTTAAGTTATTGTAATGGTGGGTGTTTGTAGCCCCCAATCACCTTCCTTCTGAGCAGGGCACCCGGCCACCCTACGGTCGGGTCGCTTGCTTTGTTAGGGGGAATGCGAGATGGGGATAGGTAGCAATGTAGTACCACCCCACCCATATTAATAAGGCCACCCATCACATGCCGGGTACCACTAGACATAAGACCACCCACCCCAATACCGACATCCAAGCAACTAACGGGGAATCCACCTACTTAAGGGAACCCACCCATAGCATGCCTACATGGCCACACATCCACTAGGACGACTTATGCCTAATAAGAACCGCCGTAGAAACGGTCACAGAGAGCGACAGATTAGAGCGCGACTAAAAGCGATTGGTGACCCATGCGGGCTATGCGGGCAAGCCATAGACTACGACCTACCTTCCGGTCACCCACATAGCTTTGAGGCTGACCATATTGTTCCGATAAGTCGTCAAGGTTCATCGTTTGATTTCAGCAACATTCAGGCGGCGCACAGACAATGCAATCAAAGAAAAGGTGATGGGCGCAGACGCAGTGGTAAAGCGCCTAAGACATTGTCAGAGCCGATAGTGACATCGAGGGAGTGGTGACGTGAGCGCGACCAAGCGGGGAGCCAAGCGCACGCCAGCCGCGACCCGTGGGGGTAGCCCCCCACCCCCCGCCTCACGGTGCCCCCGTAGGCATAGCACCGAAATATCTCCGGCTGCAAAAAAGTCGGTCATTACGTCCAAGCAGCGGCGGTTTTGCGACAGCTTTGTCGAACTGCGCTGTCCTACCAAAGCCGCAGGTGAAGCGGGGTACAAGAACCCGTCACGGGATGGCAAAAGGTTGATGGACAGCGATGTAGTAAAACGTCATTTGGCGGAGCTGATTGTTGACGAGCCAGATTCGTCTACCGCACTGCTCCAAGCCGCAAAAGACGACGACAGAATCACCACGCTCAAGATGTTGCGCAACTCGTTGGCACAAAGCATCGAAAACCGCAAAGTCGGTGCGACGGGCAAGGCACAAATGTCAAAAGAGCTGCGCGAAACGATGGCTGAAATCGACGACCTGGAAAAAGCGCAGAGCGCAGGAAAGGGCACAATGCTCGATGGCATCTTCAAAAAGCGCGATGCTGATGGGCTCCCGAGAGCCAAGACTCAAGGTCGAGCCTAGATTTCATCGCTCCGACGGCGACGACGCTGAGTACTTAGCGTCTAGTTACGGGCTCACACTTGACCCCTGGCAGTCAGACACTTTGCACATATGGTTTGCCAGAGACAAATACAACAACTACGCAGCTGGTCGATGCATCCTTATTGCACCTAGGCAAAATGGTAAAAACGGTGTCATTGAGGCAGCACAGCTTTTTGACCTATTGGTGTTGGGCGTAAAAGTGCTGCACACCGCGCACAGAGTTAAGACTGCTAAGAAGCACTTTAGGCGACTACTTGCATACTTCAAGACTTACCCGGAACTAATGGATCAGGTTGACACCTTCCGTGAGGCTAACGGGCAAGAAGCTATATACATGAAAAATGGCGGCTTCATTGAGTTTTCTTCACGCTCAGGTGCAAGCGCGCGCGGGGAATCATACGACAAGGTGTATGTTGATGAGGCGCAGTTCCTGACAGATGGACAGCTCGACGCAATCATGTATGCCGTGTCAGCGTCAGAGAATGACCCACAAATTATTTATACAGGTACTCCACCTGACCCAGCTGAGGGTTCAAGGGGAATAGTACTTGGACGCGAACGCAATACTGCCCTTACAAATCCCGAGAATGATTATGCACTTCATGAATGGTCAGTTGAGGGCATTGGTGATGTAACAGACAGGTCAAGATGGGCGCAGGCAAATCCAGCCTTAGGCATACGGCTAAAGCTAAAGACAGTTGCGCGCGAATCTAAGTCAGGGTCACTTGACGGATTCCATCGCGAACGTCTCGCATGGTGGCCAGAACATTCGGAGGTGTCAATCATCAAGAAGGACGCTTGGGATAAGCTGGCAATTGACGCTGACGATGTGCCCGATATCGACGACTGTAAGATTTGCTGCGCCGTCAAGTTTTCGCCCGATGGCGCAACGATGTCGCTTGCTGTTGCTATCAAGATTGGCTCGAAAGTTCATGTTGAGCTGGTCGACCATAGAAGCTGTGGCGGCGGCATTAGGTGGTGTGCCAACTGGCTTGTTGAGCGCAAAGACACAGCCGCGCAGATTGTTGTGGACGGGCTGCGCAGGTCAGGTTCGCTTATCGAAATGTTGAAAGAAGACGGCGTAGGCAAACGAGTCATTGTCACACCGACCACAGGTGAGGTTATCAAGTCAACAGACATGTTACTTGAAGCCATCAAGGAAAAGACACTTACACATATCGCACAACCTGCACTAGACATGTCAGTGCTAGGTGCTGCTGAACGAGCTATAGGCAGCAAGGGTGGCATGGGGTTCCAGCCAGCCCACGATGAAGTCTGCGTGACCCCGATAGAGGCCATTGCACTTGCGCACTGGTCAGTGAAAACAACTAAACGAGACCCTAGAAGAAAGTTGGTGGTGAGCTAATGAACCTTGAGCAGTTCGATAAGGTTCGCGGACTTACTGCGGCTGAGCATGCCTTGCTTCTTAGACTCGTTAATCTTTGGTCACGAACAAGCATCCGCAATAAGCTAAGAACGCGATATTACGAGTTCAAAAACACGCTGGACAATATCGGCATTGCAATTCCTCCCGAGCTAGAACACATCGAGGTCTGTGTTTCATGGCCGGCAAAGGCTGTTGATGCACTGCAGGCTAGGTCTAAGTTCAATGGCTTTGCTTTTGACGGGTCACAAGATAGAGACCTTGTAGAGATATTGCGTGATAACAATTTCGCAAGCATGTACAGGCAGCTGACTACAAGTGAGCTGATTCACTCATGCTCATTTGTTACCGTGTCACGTGGCACTGGCAATGAACCTGAGGCTGTTATCAATGCCTTCAGTGCTGAAAGCGCAGTTGCAATTTGGGATAGTCGCAGAAAGCGAATCGGATGCGGATTGACGTTCGTGTCGTTTGAAGATAGCGATACGGGGCAAGTGCCCTCAGAAGTGCATATGCACACAAGCGATGCCATCATAACCCTTCAAAAATTTGGTTCATACTGGCATGCTGACAGGAAACGTCATGCGATGGGGTGGCCGATGATGGAGGCTTTCGTATTCAGGCCATCGTTGAAGCGACCGTTTGGCAAGTCGAGAATATCGCGTCCTGTCATGAGCATTACAGACAGCACTGTTCGCGGGCTGCTTAGGTACGAGCTAAGTGCAGAGTTATTTTCTGCGCCGCAAAGATACCTGCTCGGAGCAGACGAAAGTAATATAACCAAAACTAAGTGGGAAACTTATCTTGATAGCATGCTTGTTGCGAACAGGGATGCAGATGGTGAAACTCCTATATACGGCCAGCTGCCGCAAGTATCCATGCAGCCACACACTGGATACATTAAAGACCAGGCAGGACTGTTTTCGTCTGCAACGTCTATTCCGCTGTCGAGCTTAGGAATCGTTCATGACAACCCACCTAGCGCAGAGGCTATTCATGCAAATACTGAAGACTTGGTGATTGAGGCTGAGGCACTAAACGATTCAAATGGTGGCAGCTTGAGAAATCTTGCACTCATGATTCTTGCAATCAAGGAAAACACCACGATTGACAGGCTGACCCCTGAACAGAAAAGTGTCATGCCGGTCTTCAAGAATCCAATGCGTGCTTCGCTGGGCTCTCGTGCTGATGCCACATTGAAGATGGTTCAAGCAGTGCCGGGCATGTCAGAAAGCAACGTCATTCTTGAACACCTAGGATTCGATGAATCTGAAATCGCAAGAATCAATGAAGACAGAACCATCGCAGAGGGCAGAGCAGAACTCGACAGGCTGCTAGAAAACCCTAGTACTGCTGTCATGCCTACAGAAGGTACCAGCACTTTAATTACGGTCATTAAGGCTGTACGAGAAGATGCCATGTCAGAGGGTCAGGCTGCAGGAATTATTTCTGTTAGCTTGGGAATGACGAGAGGTGAAGCATTAGCACTTGTTCGAGGGAATGAATCCTAATGGTCACGCAGGTGCAGCTCGAGCGTCACCGCCGGCAACTGCTGCAGGTTGAGGGTATGTGCGCAAGGCAGATTAATGTAATCCTCACATCAATTCGCAGGATGCCCCCAGAACAGGCCGCAGCCACGCTACACAGGATGGTTCCTGCAGTTGTTTCACGCGGCGGAACTGCTGCGTCCTTTGAGTGCGCTCGATTTTATTCCGAGATTCGAGCAGCGCAGGTTGGGGGTCGATACAGACCTTCGGCTGCACCTGGCGCAAGGACAGCTCAAGTCACAAGCAATATTGATTGGGCTGTTGCAGGAATGCTTGACGGATCAGGCTCAGATGACGTGCGTTCAAGGCTTCTCCGTTCGGTACCCCGCATGGCTTTAAGCGCTGGAAGAAACACAATTATTCAGAATGCAGATAGGGACAGCGTTGCCGTCCGATATGCACGTATTCCAATGGGGCCAGACCCCTGTGCCTTTTGTGTCATGCAAGCATCGCGAGGCTTTGTTTTCAAGTCCGACAGCATGAATGAGTGGCACGATAACTGCAAATGTGTATTAACACCCAGTTTTGAAGAAAGTCCACGCGCTGAGGGCTACGACCCTGATGTCTATTACGAAAAGTACCAAAAGGGGTACAAGGTAGCAGGCGGCAGGCGCGCAGGTGAGACAGCAAAAGATTACACAAGCCGCCTCATGTCGGCGATGCGCTCAGAAAATGGGCTCAGATAATGCGGCGGATTAAGTAATCAGCGAAGGCTCATAACTTTCGATAAGTGGGAGCGTTACCCACCGCCGCGACCATAGGCAATTCAGCCGTCCTAAGGGGCGGCTTTTTTGATGTCTGAAACGTGCTAATGACACAAAACTTTGCACGGCAAACCGACTCGAAAGAGGAATGAAAGGAGTCAGCAATGCCTGACAAAAATACTCCCGCTGTGGAGGAAACGACTCAAGAAACTGAACCTGCAACAGAGCCTGTAGCGGAGCCTGTCGCTGAACCAGTATCTGAGGTACAGGAATCGGAACCAAGGGAAGAGCGCACTTTCACTAAGGCTGAACTTGCCAAACAGGTCGCTAACGTCACTAAGGGCTATAGCGACTACAAGGCAAAGGCTGAAAAGTACGACAGCGTCAAGACAGAACTTGACGAAGCTCAGCTAGAGATTGATGCACTCAAAACAGAGAAGCAGCAGCGCGAATGGCTTGACAAGGTGTCGTCTGAAACAGGCGTGCCTGCAAGTGTCTTGCGTGGTGATTCTTTAGAGGAGATTGAGGCACACGCCAAATCTATTCAGGCAGACATCCCCTTGTATCCATCCACTGAAGAAGGCGGTGAACAACATGTTCCCGCAAAAACGAAGGAAGAGATTTTAGCTATTGAAGACCCAATTAAAAGAAAGACTGCGATAGCAGAAAATCTCGACCTTTTCCAATCTTGAAAGGATAGAAAATGCCACGAGCAATTAAGGCTGCTGACCTAGCACGCGTACAAAGTATCGACTTTGTTTCTAGGTTTGCGACAAATATTAGAATGCTGATGGCCGTATTGGGCATCATGCAGCCCATCAAACAGGCACCGGGTACGTTGCTAAAGTCTTACAAGACTGTTGGCGAACTTGCACCGGGAGACTCAAGCGAAGGCACGGTAATTCCCCTGTCTCACTACGAGACAAAGCCTGACCGAACCCATGAAATCGACCTGGAAAGGTGGCGCAAGCGCACCACCATGAAGGCGATTCAGACGCGCGGCTACGACCAAGCAGTTACGCAAACTGACACTGCAATGCTGGGCGACATACAGGGAGGCGTGCGCAAGAAAGTCTTTGATTTCCTTGCTGCAGGAAGTGGTGCAGCTGGTGGCGGGTCATTCCAGGCAGCCTTAGCGCAATCTTGGGGTGTTTTGAAGGTTGCTTTTGAAGACACTGACGCGACCCCCGTCTACTTCGTTAATCCGCTCGACATTGCTGACTATCTCAGCACCGCTGCGATTACAATGCAGACAGCTTTTGGATTTTCTTATGTTGAAAATTTCTTGGGGCTAGGCACTGTTATTGCTGACAGCCATGTCGAACGCGGCAAAGTGTACGCCACAGCCAAAGAAAACTTGAACCTTTACTTTGTTAATGCAAAAGGCATTGACGGGTTCGAGTTCGTCACAGACGAAACTGGACTAGTCGGCGTTCACCATGACCCTGTGTATCAAAGCACAGACCTAGACACTGTTGCGGTGTCAGGCGTGACTTTGTTCCCAGAGTTTAACGATCGCATTGTTATTGCTGAGATTGGCTCTGGCATTGCTGGCGTTGGATTCAGTGCAGCGGTAGATTTGGCCGCACCTGCCAAGGCAAAGACTGCAAAGAAAGCCGCACCTGCCAAGGCAAAGACTGATTCAGAGTAAAGGAGGTGTCCACCGTGCCTGGAGATACTGACCCCCAAGCATTTGCAACGGTCGCTGACCTTCGGGCGCGGTGGCCGGAACTTGAAGACAAGGAGCGGGCTGCTGTGCTGCTTGAAGATGCCGCCGTTAGAATACGCGCTGCGTTAGACGAAGCAGGCATTGATGTTGAAGATAAGTGCGCTGCGCTGCTCAAAATCATTAGTTGTAGCATGGTCAGACGTGCGATGTTTTCTGACGTTGAGATTGGCGGCATGCAGCAAACAGCCGGCACCTATAACGGTAGCTTTAATTTTACTAATCCTACTGGCGCACTTTACCTTACGGGCGATGAAAAGCGCTTGCTGGGCATCGGTAAACAACGTATAAGCTCCATTAGCCCCCTCACAGGAATCAGGCGCATTGTCTGTGATGTCACATGATTGGGATTTTGCGTGGTGAAACAGTCTCTGTTCGCCTGCTAGTCGGTGACCAAAAGGACAGATTCAACAACCCTGTCGAGACTTATGGTGCACCGTCAAAGGTGCACAGAGTGCTAGTTGCCCCTGCGTCTGGCGAAGATGTTATCGCAGACAGCAGAGACGGCCAGCGCATTGTCTATACGCTGCATTTTCCGAAAGGTTACGGCAAAGACTTGACCGGTGCACTCATTGAGGTACGTGGTGAAGAACTTAGAGTCGTAGGCTCACCAAAGCCATTCACTGAAGCTAATGTGCCAGGTCCTTGGTCTATGCCTGTACAGGTGGTGAAGGTCGATGGGTAAATCTAAGATGCGCGTTAAACGCGTCAAGGTTCATCCCGCTGGCGCACTTGCTGTGCTGAACTCCGCAGGGGTTCAGGGAGATATCATGAGACGTGCCGGTGCTATTGCAGCAGCGGCCGACAAGCAATCTCGTGCCAACTGGGGTAGGCGCAGTGGTAGCCGTGATATGCCTGGAAGCAGATATGCCGTAAGACAGGCTGTTCGCAGTGGCGGTAAGCTGGCAGGCAGAGGGATAGCAGTTGTTGAGACTAGCAACCTCTTAGCTTTTAGGGAGTGTCGTCAAAACAACACGTTAGCAAAATCATTGGATGCTGGGAGGTAAAAATGGACATTGAAGAACTTCTTATTCAGTGGTTTACTTCGCTGGGATACAGGGCTTTTGCCGATGTGCCTGACCCTCGATTAGATGAATTCCTCACGATCGAGCGCACGGGTGGACCACGCACAAACGTGGCAATAGACAACCCATCGGTCGCTGTTCAATGCTGGTCAACGTCGAAAGCTAATGCGTCTGTGCTTGCTAACAAAGTTGAGCGGCACCTGCTAGACCTTGTGTTCCACAGCAATGTAAGCCGTGTGAACATTAACGGAAAAAGCAATTTCAGAGACCTCGAATCGGGGCAGGCGCGATACCAGATTATCGCTGGAATAGTCCATCTGAACTAAGCCCCGCAAGGGGTCTTTTTAATTTGAGAGGAACCAAAATATGAATTCGAAAAATGTGGCGACCGGTCGCCCTAATGTCGCGGGTGCAATTTTTACGGCACCTGCAGGCACGCCAGTTCCAACCGACGCGCTAACTCCACTTACGCCGGACTTCATCGAGTTGGGATACGCGTCTGATGAGGGTATCACGAACAGTGTTACCACCGAGACCAACCAGGTCAACGCTTGGGGTGGCGACGAGATACTGAATGAGGTCACATCTCGCAGTGAGTCCTTCAATTTCACACTGGTAGAAACTAGTACGCAGACGCTCATAGAGGTCTACGGCGCGAACAATGTCCAGGTACAAAGCGACAACACTGTCGTACTCCACAATGCCGCTGCGCTACCAGAGCGCGTGCATGTCTATGAAATTCTTATGGGCGCAGGACAGGTAAAGCGCATTGTTGTACCTCGTGTAAAGACCACAGAGTTGGGTGACGTTGTCTACAACGGTTCAGACCCTGTAGGCTATCAGCTGACCCTGGCAGCACTGCCTGACGCTGATGGCAATACCGCCTACGAATATCTAGCGGCGACTGATGTGGTCACAACTCCACCGACTGGAGGCAGCAATGACTAAGGCTAAAGAAGCTTCAAAAGTCGAGGAGAAGGCTCCTGTAAAAAAGTTGATTACTGTAAAGTCTCACGGCGTGACAGTCAAGGTTGACCCTAGCGCGTTTAATGACCTTGAAGTCTTTGACCTGATCGATGAAGTTCAGTCAGGCAATGTCTTTAAGATGCCAAAGCTTATGCGCCGTATTTTTGGAAGTCAGTACGAATCAGTGCTTGACGGCCTGAAAGACGACGTGGGCATTGTTGCTGCTGACAAGGCCTCAGAATTCTTGATTGAGGTGCTATCTAGCATAGCCCCAAACTCACAACGCTCTTAGTGCTTCGCAGGGAACATCCTGCAAAACTAAGGGCAGACTTCCAGCAATACTACAACCTAAACCTTGATGGCATGGGGGCTGATTATTCAGTTACCCATGCCGCTGATTTGGCCGCAAATTTACCTTTAGATGCGCGCTGCATGCGAACTCTTGAGCCAAGGCTAGAGTGGTCTATGCAAGACAGGCTCCTAGCAGAATCAGTCAATATGCTCAGACTCCTAGTATGGGCACAATCAAAAGACGGCCAAAAAGGTCGCAATCGTCCAAAGCCGATTGACTTTGATGCCCTACAAAAACCCAACAAGTCAACAGAAAACCAACTGAATTCCGACCAGTACAGGAACGCCCTGTCGCAACCTCGAAGGGAGATATAGCATGAGCAATGCACTAGCGTCTGCATTCGTGCATGTAATCCCATCACTCGATGGCGCAGGTAAGACCATTCAATCTGAGCTAAGTGGTCAGATATCGGGAGCGGTCGAAAAGGCGGTACCGGACTCTGTCGGTGCTGGAATGGCTGGCAGAATTGCCAGCGGATTT